AAAGAATATCTACCTTCTTGGTTATGTTTTAAGATTCCAGTATGTTCATATTTTTTCATATATACTCCCTCCAATAATTATAGTTGTAAAGAACTCCTTACAATTATAATTATATCAACTATGTTTAACACTGTCAAGACTTTTTTACGCTTTTTTTATTCTGAATATATATATTATTGTTGTAACTGTTTCTATCCATATGTTCAGTTTCAGACTTGAAACCAGTTTCAGAGTATTTCTGTATCTTCAAATATGTATCAAATGCGTTTCTTATGGCATCAGTATGCACAAAAAAATAACTACGTATATACTTTGAAAATGTTTGTTTCTCATCATTCCAATACTGAGGTTTTGTAACACGAACAACAGTAAGACAACCTAAAATTGTGAAAGGCATATATACAAATGTTGTTTGTTCTCTAATAGGTTTCGCAATACGTGAATACACTTGAGCAGTACCAACTAACATTTTTCTTTGCTTACGTTGTTGAGAGATTTCTGTTAGCATTTCTACGGGAAAATCTTTGGATTGAAGAGAGTTAAACCATGTTTGGATCTCGTCGATTACTTCTATTTGTCCATATATTCCGTTAGAATTTGCTACTAAGTCCTTCCAATGTGTAATTTGTCCATCTTCATACATATAATTCATATTAGTCCGAATTAGACACTTTGGGTATTTCTCCTTCATTAATTGCAACAAGTGAACAACTGATGTTGTCTTTCCACTCCCTTGCTCTCCACAAAACATATGTAAGCCATATTCTTTAAATTCTCCCGGTTCTCTATTATAGATATCCTTTGAAAGTCGCTCGGGGAACTGCAAAAATATCCTTCTTATAATAGAAGGCTTCTTGTATTTTGATATACTCTTTTTAATTCTGCTACCTTTGATATAATGTTTTGTATGATAATACAAAAATGATAAAAAGATTATACCCAAAAAAAACAATAATGGACTTATTAACTTTACAACTAACAAAAAAAACGATTTTAGCATTTATATTTCTCCTTTCTTTATGTTGCATCAGCACGAACTACCGTCAACGTGCTGATGCAACTTCTAAATTAAAGGTATGGAATCCCAAATTCTAAGTATTAATTTCCACACAACATTAAAATTAATAACTAACATCCAAAGACCAAAAATAACAAGCAAGTCAGCAACCGGCAAAAAGTAACCTACAGAAAAAAGTATATTGGCGAACCAAACAGCAAGTTCTTTCGGTAAGGTCGAAAAATTAAGGGAAGGCAACAAGGATATTATTAATTGTAATGGAGTTACAAATATAGTAATTAAGAGTTCTGTAATCATGTATAACCCTCCTTATGCGTATATAATACTAGGTAATCGCTTGTAAGTCTTTTTGAGGAAAAAGAACCAAGCAGAATAACGAATGAAGTTAAGTATTGTAGTTCTATACTGTGTAAAATAGTCAAAGTTTATAACTGAATATGTTTGCCCACCATATTGAATAGGCATTGTAACGGTAATTGCTTGTGGTTTTGTGCCAAACTGTGTAGCCTTAATAGTCGCAAACAAATCAGCGATTTGCTGCAGCAATGGCACTTTGGACAAAAATGTTGACTTGAGGGACTCAAATTTCTCGGCAACAAACCCGTTACTAGGAACGAAAGCAATTTTCAAAAAAAAGTTTTCTGAAAAAGGATTGAGATAATCTAATATTGTATTAATACCGTCTAGCAACGGTTGGAAGAATGTCTTAATACTATTTATGCCCCCTGAAAGGCTCTCAGTAATAGATTGAAAGCCTTCCGAAACCCAAGAAAACCAGCCACCGCTATCATCACCACCGGAACCATCTTCGCCACCGTTTCCATTACCGCCCCCATCCTCACCTTCTTCACCTGGGCTAAAAAACTCTCCCTGATAGGGGCACGTTGAAAAAAAATTGTACCATCTGTATAATATACGTCAAAACTACTATATAATACTATATCTCTATCATGATACATAGTACTATAAGTTTCATCATCAGCATCAAGGTAATATCTCCATGCAGTTTCACCTTCTTTCCATTTGTATATAAGTGCAGAACCTCCAAAATGAAACGTGTCACTATCACTACCTTTTATTACATATACATTGTTAGGGTCCAAAGGCTTAAATAACTTGTATTCGTTATATTCAGGCTGATAAATTATAAAGTAATGTGTTGATGATTGACCTTCAACAGGCTCGGGGAAAGCTGGAAAAACTACATCGTTAGCCTTCACTGAAAAACTAGAAAACAACAACAGCACAGACAAAAAAACAGACAAAATTGGTATTGTTATCAATATTTTTTTCATGTTTTTTTCTCCTTTCTAAAATTTAAGCCTACAACTTAAATGTTGTAGGCATCTGAGGATTTATTATCAGAATACGTAAAACTACACAAATTTACGCACCTTTCAAAGCACCTTTGACAAATGAAAGACCCTTACGAAATGCAATAAATCCGATAATTACTGGGAGAACTGTTGGAACTAGGTTAACAACTTCGTCAAGAACTGCAGACAAATCAACACCAGTTAGATCTATCATTATGTTACCTCCTTTCTAAAGTCCACCAAGGAATACACCAGCGAACAATGAATATAATATCTTAATCACCTTCCATACAAGAAAGGCAACAAGAATAGTCATAATAAACTTGATTCCAGATTCAATATTGACGATATGGGCAAGAAATATTTCAAATTGTGATTCAGTCATATTGACACCTACTTAACAAGGTTAATATCATCTACAACTATCTGCACACCACTACGCATTGGTTTTATATGAAAATCAACTTCATATTTTGCTGGAATCACATTCACCTTTTCATACAGGCTCATGTTCTGTGATTTCATCTGTATTCTTTCTAACCCTTTTTTATTAGGATTATTGTGTATTGGTTCTTCGTACTGTATAACCACACCTTCTATTAATTGACCAGATTCTTTGTCAACAAAACTATACTTAGATACTTCCTTAACTTCTATTATTTGTTTCATAAAACAACCTCCTTTCTGATAATATAATTATATTACTTATAACTGATTACGTCAAGATTTCCAACCATACCTTTTAGCTTGTTTGTATAATTTTTCTTTTAGGTGAAAATAATTTTCATTTAAATTATATTCATTATAGAAATCGCTAAAAATTTCTACCATAGTTATTTCATTTAAGTCTTCTTTAGAATAAGATTTATTAATATAATATAGATGCGTTAATGAATTAACTATTCGTTTTGTAGTATATAATTTGTTGTTGTTTTTTGTATATTCTCTATATAATTTCAACGTATCTGGATCTATGTTGATATCGCCGATATTAATAATCTTTGTTTTGTGGATCTTCTTCCAAAGGGGATCCATTTCTTTTTCATCTCTTTTTCTCTTGCATTTTGAGTTTCGCTTAATAATACGAAATGATTTCTCAGTAAGATATATATATAACTTATCTATATAACATAAGATTTCAAATATATTGTTATAATCAATTATATTACCATAATCATCTTTTATTTTGATACTTTTTAGATAATTTGACCTTATTTGAAATTCTACGTTTATAACCTCTTTTACCAGTGCTATATCATATTCTCGAATGTAATTGAAAAGAATATCATACTTCTCATTAGTTTGTAATTGCATA